TGAGCCTGATCCACTGGGCATACAAGACTTCTTATTTTTAGAGAACAGAGACAGAGTATACGACCAAGACATCTATAGTTTGCGTGGTATATACAGTGTAAGCGATACAGACTTTGACTTATCACAGTTTGGGTTGTTTTTAGCAAACGATACGCTGTTTATTACATTGCATGAGAATGATATGCTAAACAACCTTGGTCGCAAACTTATGGCAGGTGATGTCATTGAATTGCCACACTTAACAGACTTTAGCGCACTTGACGAAAGTGTTGAACTAAGCCTTAAACGCTACTATGTAGTACAAGAAGGCAGTCGCCCAAGTGAAGGATTTAGCCCAAGTTGGTGGAGTCATTTGTGGCGTGTTAAGTGTACGCCACTGGTAGATGCACAAGAATACAACGATATTTTAAATGTATTGCAAGAAGATAGTGACGGCAACACAACTGATAATACACTTCGTGACTTGCTTAGTACATACAACAAAGAATTAGAGATCACTAACAAAGTTGTTGCTGCAGCAGAAGCAGAAGTTCCAGAGAGTGGATATGATACAAGCAAGTATTACATTGTTCCTACTGATCCTGTAACAGGTGCACCACTGGAGTCCAAGGGCGTTAATGCTGACGACACCGCACAAAATGCAGACAGTACTGATGCAAGTGCAGATGCCCGTCGCATTACTCCTCAAAATAGCAATGCTTACAGTGGTTATTTGGTAGGTGATGGACTTGCTCCTAACGGAGAAAATGTTTCTATGGGCACTAGTTTCCCAGGTGATGCACAAGAGGGTGATTTTGCCTTGCGTGTAGACTTCTTGCCTAATAGACTGTTTAGATACAATGGAAATCGTTGGATTAAAGTGGAAGATGATGTACGCAGTGGACTGACACCAGGCTCAGGCACAGCACAACGAGATCAATTTATTAATAACACTGGCACATTTACTGCAGATGATAACACTCCAGCAACAAGTAGACAATCACTCAGTGATGCACTTAAACCTAGGGAAGACTAATGCCTCAACAATTTTTTTATGATCAACAAATTAGACGATTCTTGTTGCAGTATATCCGTGCATTTAGTAACTTTCAAGTAGAGTATGGCAAAGACCGTGACGGAAATACTACGCTTATCACAGTGCCTGTAAAGTACGGTGATAGTACTCGTATGGTAAGCAGCATTGTTCGTGAAAACAGTGAAAATAAAATTATTCCTACTCCAATGATTAGTTGCTATATTACAGGATTAGAATACAATCCAGAGCGTAGACAGGATCCTACATTTGTTGATAAGAAACATATTCGTATGCGTAAGTTTGATCCTAATACAAATAGTTATAACACGCAACAGGGCAATGCATTTACTGTGGAGCGATTAATGCCTGTTCCGTATACATTGCAAATGAGTACAGATGTTTGGACAAGTAACACAAATCAAAAACTACAACTAATGGAACAGATATTGGTATTGTTTAATCCAGCATTGGAAATACAAAGCACTGATAATTATTTAGATTGGACAAGTTTAAGTTATATAGAATTACAGAATGTTCAATTCAGTAGCAGAAGTGTTCCAGTAGGCGTAGATGACCAGATTGATATTGCTACTCTTAACTTTACTGTACCTATCTATCTTACTGCACCTGCAAAAGTTAAAAAACTTGGCGTTATTAATAGAATTGTTGCTAGTATCTACGATGAGAGTGGCAGTATAAGTGATGGTGTTATAGATAATAACTTGTTACTGGGTGATAGAATGAAATTTACACCTATGAACTTTGGCATTATTGTATTAGGCAATACTATACAAATATTGGATAGAAATGAAAGCACTACAAACAAAATAGATTATTCACCGCTTAACGATCCTCCTACAAAGATAGGTACAGACGACACTAGTTGGGCTGCACTGATTAATCAATATGGCGCACTAACTGCTGGCATTAGTCAACTAAGATTAGAACAAGGTGCTGCAGAAATTACAGGTACCATTGCTTTTCATCCTAGCGATCCTCATAAACTATTATGGACAGTTGACACAGATACTATTCCAACAAATGATATTCCTGCAGTTACAAAGATTATTAATCCTTTGCGCAGTGCACCTGGAGCAGGGCTTCCAGCAAGTGCGCAAGGGCAACGTTATCTTATATTAAATGATATAGGAGATTCTGATAACACAGATGGTGCGGATGCATGGAAAGATACAAGTGACGGTGATCTTGTAGCCAGTGCAAATGATATTATAGAGTATTCAGGCACCGGATGGCAAGTATCATTTGACAGTAGTGCCGATTCGGGTGTACACTATATGACTAATACTAACACAGGAATTCAATACAAGTGGACTGGAACAGAGTGGATCAAGTCTTATGAAGGCGAATATCAAGCAGGCGATTGGAACATCGTCATTTAACAGCGGTGTTGGCGCACTGTTTTTAAGCAAAACAAGTTCACGTTATCTTTTTGTACTTCGCAATGGCGCCAGGTATGATAGCATGTGGGCATTTGTTGGCGGCAAGGTTGAACCTACTGAGTCTGAATATGATGCACTACAACGTGAGATTCTTGAAGAAATAGGATTTACTCCCAATATTCTAAAAACTATCCCAGTAGAAAAGTTTACCAATACAAAAAATAACTTTACCTATAGCACATATGTCTGTGTTGTAGAGGAAGAATTTATACCCAAACTAAACAACGAACACAAAGGATATGCTTGGAGTAAACTAGATAGTTGGCCCAAGCCTCTACATCCTGGTGTGTTTACCACTTTTCAAATTGATGAAATTGTTGAAAAAATTAAAACTATTCAAAGTCTAATGTGCAATGGCACCTAGTCCTGCTAGGTTATAATATTGTAATATTGTTATTTCCTTGACATTAGAACACCACTGATATTCTTCGGGCATTAATCCTATGTCATTTGTGACATAATAAAATTCAACATCACTATATGTTTGGAATATTTTAGTGTTCTCTAGTGCAAACTTTGCGTTTGCACTTTCCATATTTGTTTTTTTATATGCAATATGCTCGCCTATGTAAATATTATCCAACGGATCACTATAGCATGTCATGCCAACCATAAACACTTGTTTATGTCCATCTGCACATGCAAGACGTAGAGCTAAATTACCTGCACTACCTGTATACATTTTAGGATACAAATGAAAACTGCCTGTATTTGCAAGTATATTTTTTACATTGCTGTACACAATGTTATCTTCGCTATAACCACTAGCAGCAATATCTGTGCAAATATCTTTGTTAAAAGCAATCAAAAATGTAGGGGCGAAATCTTTGTATAGCAAATTACATCCATAACTTTGGCCTACACTACGCACACCTCTTGCGCCGCCCACTTGCCCTTTAAGCGTTCTTAAATCAAATTTATGTCTAGATTTACTGTTGCCAATAACATGTGCAACGCCATCATGTTCGTCATTGGTAATGGTTTTTTCAACCCATGTCATGCTATTTGGATCGTTGCGTGTTTTCCAACTAGTATTTGCGCTTACCATCTCTCCCAAGTAGTCTGCGGTATAAAACCGACCTTGGGACATTAGATTCTTCCTACAACAACTTCAATTACGTCTGGCCCTGCGCCTATTTTGTTTTCCAGTGCTTTACCAATAACACAACCTGTTGGTGGATTGCTATCTTCAAGCCATGCTTCTGCATGTCCCGGAGTTGCGCTGCTTACCATTAAATCACCTTTGCGGATCTCACCAATTACTTTACAAGGCACACGCCCTTGCAAGCCTACAGCAACACTGTTTTCTAATTCACTGTTCATCAAGTATGCAGGATCTGTACTAACAATACCAGCAATACGCTTGTCTAAACGCTGTGTAGATTCTGTAACTTCTTCGTTGCCGCCAAATACAAGCACTGTGCCTGATTGATAGTTGCTATCAGCGGTGTAGCGTTCTGCCAAATCAGCATATTTTGCGCTGGAAGCAACACCAGTAAAGGCTGCACTTGTTAGTGTTCCAGTACTTGGATTATATAATAATCCACTGTCTT